ACTCCAAGTATTTCTCTCACTTTTCTTTGAATAGGCTTTATTTTATATTCAAAAGTGCAAGTTCTCCTAGTCATACCCTCAGAGCCATCAGGATTTTTTGTATAAATTGGAATAGATGCAAACCTCCCTGATTCAGATAGGATATCCTCTACAATATCTCCATTATTATCATTGTTTTTAACTCTTATAATTTCTATTTTATCTGCAACTAAATCCTCTAAGTAATGCAACCATTTATAAACTTTTTCTGGCTCATTACCTGTATCAGCAAAGATTGCATAATCAACAGGCTCTATTTCCTCTTGTAATATTTTAAGTAATAATACAGAACTTTGAACACCTGCTCCTAGAGATAATATTCTTAAATCTCTATCTTTAACTTTTGTTTCATCAGATCCTAGTTTTAGTTCTTTATGATAATTAATAATCTGGCTCATCATTCTGCTCCCAATCCCACTTAAACCTTATTTGAGGATGTTCTATATGATTTACTGTTACTTGTGGAGATCCTAAGCCATAAATCTGACTAATCATCTTGTAGCATATATCTAATATCCCCTTTAATTCAGTAGGATTCATAGAAGCTAAATCTCTTTCATTTATTTCACTAATAACCTTAAAAATTACAGGCTTTAGCTCCTCAGCTAGATCTCTAGCAGTTTCTCCTACTTGAGCAAAAACTTCCCCAATTATTTGCTCATTTAGCATTTTATTTATAGCTTTTACTCTATCTTGCCATTGATTTTTAGCAGAAATTTGATATATTCTCCTCTCTGATAAACTGAAGTTTTCTGCAACTCTAGGTAGTGTTCTACCTGCACCTAAAGCTAAATAATATTGAAATCTCTTAAAATCAATATTGCTTTCCCCTACTTGTTGTTGATTAGGCAAAGCCAAAGACATATCATCTATATAATCCATAGATTTAGTATAACCTATGTTCTGTTATTACAATGCAACTCACAACCACAACATATATAGTTGCATTTACACATTATCCACCTAATTTTATAAGAATCTCAGTAATTGCTGAATTTAACTCTTGTTCTCTTACTGCTAGTTTCAGTAAATCATCTTTAGCATCAGTTATCTGCACCATTAATACAGCTACTTCTTGTTGCAAGTCATTTACTGTTTTAAATAACCAACCAACCAGAGCTGCTAAACCACCCTGTAATACTTGACTTAAATTAACTTGTGCTTTCATATAATATTAATGTACAGGCAATATACAGAATAATGAAATTCTAATTGGCTCTTTAGTGCCTTTTTCTAATACCCATGCAGAAATTTTATTGTTAGCTAAAAATTGTATTGTGCCATATTTCCAAAGGATTCTTTTTGTTTGTGGATCTATAATCCTATTATCAGTAGGAATAACAAACTTAACTTTTTGATGCTTCTTATATTCAATCCCCTGATAGATCATTCCCAAAGTTTTCCCTGTAGTGCATTCTCTTAGCAATTTTTCTATAAGTAGTTTTGTCTATAGCATTCATAAGTATTTTATTCTCATCAAGAACAATATTTGCATAGAATAAATGCAAAAAATTAATTAAAGTTTCAACAATCTCATCTTTAAACTCTGCTTCTCCCTTAGTTGTTTTAGTATAAATATCAAAGTTGCCATTATGCTTCATAGTTATTTCTACATAAGTAGGCAAAGACTTTAGCACTACCTCAAAGCTTACTCCTCCCTGATGATCTATAGGATTTAACTCAGTAATATTATTTAATTTATCTACAAGAGTTTTTTCATTATTTATAAACATAAGGCAAGTCATATAGCCAATATTTATATCATCTGCAGCATATTCCATTAAAACCTCTAATATTATAATCTTTATTTGCTAAAGCTAATCTGCCATCTTGTCTTTGCATTATTTCTAAATGATTTTCTAAACAATCACATAAATTTCTGTCAAATACAACTTTTTGATTAAAATTAACCTCTTTTAAAGGTATTCTATAGGATTCCTCTGCAATATTTTTTATTTTCCAATCATTTTTTACTTGATCTACATTAATTCCAAAAAACCTATTAGGAACACAATTAAGAAATATTAATCCTGCTTTATCTGATTTATCTTTTAAATTTTTAACTTTAGATGCAGAGATCCATACATTACTAATTTTAGAGATATCAAAATTGTGCCAATATCCTACAACTTGTAATTCCATAAAATATATATCATCAGATATTTTGCAAACAAAGTCCTCTGCAAAATCCTCCTCATCTTTAACTATTTGCCATTCATTTGTTTCACAGACTTGTTGCCAATATGGTCTGGCTTTCCTGACATCATACAAATCATATTCATCAGCTTTAAAATCTCTCCTGTTGTTTGCATTAACCATTTTTGTTAATATATTCCATAATTATTTGTTTAGGCAAAAAGTTCCAACAATAGTAAGAACTAGAAAAAGTAATTTTATGATTATTATTAAACTCAATTCTTTTATCAAACATTAATAATTGTAATTCTTTGTTTTTAAATAATTGTTTAGGAGCTGAATCATTTAGCCAAGTATTACTCATTAACAAAGCAAAGGGCTTATTAAAACTTAATGCTCTTTCAAATATAAATCTTTTATTTGTAAATGGTGGATTAGAAATAATAATATCCCAATAATTTGGCTCATAGTCATAAAAATCTTGCCCATTATCTATATGTGTTGCAATAACAGGATTTGTTTTAGATATTTCTTTATAAAAAAAACTTTCTTTTTTATCAAAAGGCAACCAAATAACATGATCTTTAGGAATATATTTTAAAATAGGAATAA